CGTGGCCAACCGCATCGATCGGAACCGGGGCGGCGGCGCCGGCTGAGCCGACCAGCTCGGCCGGGGGCTGGACCTGATCCCGGCTGCATCAACCTGCTGAACAGAGGAGGCCGTCATGAAGGCCTATACTTTCGAGACCGGCCTGCCCGGGCTCAGCGATCTCATCCATTCGGAGTACGATCCGACCTATACGACCGACAAGCGCGTCGGCCTGGGCGGCGTCGGCACGGCGAGGGCCTTTGCGGCTTTCGTGCTTGTCGGCACGGTGCTGATCGGCGCGGCGACCGTCACGGCCGGCGCCGTGGTCGGCACGGGCAACGGCGCGATCGGCGTCGTTACGGCGGACACCGGGGCCATAGCGGGCCAGTACGAGGTGGTCATCGTCTCGCCGGCAGTCGACGGCGGCGCCTTTCAGGTGATCCGTCCCGACGGAAGCCTGGACGGCGCGGGCAATGTCGGCGCGCCGTACAACGGCGCCATCAACTTCACCCTGTCGGACGGTTCGGCGGACTTCGTCGCCGGCGACCGGATCCCGGTCTCCGTCGCCTATGAGGACGGCGTGATCGAGAAGGATGCGCCGTGGGATCCGGCGGCGACGGACGGCTCGCAGATCATCACCGGCGTCAACCTGTTGTCGGCCGAGGCGCCGGTCGGCGTCGATGTCGAGCTGACGGTCCTGGCGCGCGGCCCGGTCATCATTCGTCGCGAGTCCATCGCCTGGCCGCTGGGCGTGACCGACGACCAGAAGGAAGCGGCCTACCGCCGTCTGGCTTCGCTGGGCATCCAACCGCGCGTCAGCGGCTGAGCCGGCAATCCGGGCCCCTTGGCGGCCCGGCACCCCTGAACACTGAAACGATAGGAGGGCTCCGATGGACCCCGATGAACTGTTGGACAGCGGCTCGCTGCTGCCCCTGACGGCCGCGCACCACACCGGCCTGATCAACTCCGTCCCCGACCAGTTCGGCCAGCTCAATGCGGACGGCATGTTCCCGAGCGAAGGCCTGGACACGCCTTACGTCCGCATCGACATCGATGACGGGGTGATCACCGCCCTGCCGGTCACGGAAGGCGGCCGCCCGTCGACGATCGCTCGCCACGGCAAGGGCAAGGGCGTCATCTTCGAGATTCCGAACGTCAGCCACGAGGACTCCGTGCTGGCGGCGGACATCCGGTCCTGGATGGCCTACGCCCGGCGCACCCGCACGCCGGACGACGCCCTGATCAACAAGGTCGAAACCCGTCACCGCCGCAACCGTCTGAAGTTCTCCATCACCCAGGAGGTGATGAAAATCTCCTCGCTGAAGGGGCGGATTGTCGACGGCGCCAATCAGCTCATCTACGACCTGAACAAGGTGTTCGAGCTGCAGCAGCGCGTGGTCTATTTCGACCTGGACGATCCGACCTTCGACGTGCCGGCGGCGCTGGAGGAGGTGCTTTCCGGCACCGAGGAGGAGCTGGTCAACGACACGATGACCGGGCTGGAGGTCCGCATCGCGCCGGAGTTCTACAGCAAGATCATCCGGCACCCGTCGGTGGAGAAGTATTTCGCCGGCACGCCCGCCATGCTCCAGCTGCTGAACCAGCAGCGCGAGAAGTCGGCCAACAGCTTCCGTCGCGTGATCGAGATCTCCGGCTGCACCATCCGCGAGTACCGCGCGCGGGTGAAGCTGTGGGGAACGGAAGGCACGACGCGGCTGCTCGACGCCAAGGAAGGTGTTTCCTACCCGACCGGCACGATCGAGTCGCACGTCACCTATGCGGCACCGCCGCTGGATATCCGCGAACTAGACGGTGCGACCTTCTCGGACGAGGACCTGATCCATTTCTCGGAAGAGGTGATGAAGCACGGAGCGGGTCTGGAATGGAAGTACCAGATGAACGCCCTGCCGATCTGGCGGAAGCCTCGCCTGACCACGAAGTGGGTCTGGGGGCCCCAGCCCTGAGATGGGCTTCGGGCAGCATCTGACGGCCATGGTCGCCGAGGTGGATGACCACCTCGGCGATCGTGCGCTGTGGACGGGCGTGGCCGGCGAGGTGCGGGTCCACCCTGCTGAAGAGGACGCGATCGCGCGGTATGGCGACGCGTCGCACATTCTGACGGCCCGAGCCGTCGAGATCCATCAGCGCTGGATCGCCGAACCAGAGGAAGGCCAGCAGATACAGCTGCTGGACGACGTGACCGGCGCCGTGCGCGAGACGTTGAAGATCGTGGGGGATCCGCGTCGCAATGAAGACGGCTGGTGGCTGTGCGCTGTCGTTCCGGTCGGAGGCTGAGCCATGGACAGCGCACGCGAAACCGCCGCCAAGGGCGTCAAGGCGCTGCTGGAAGCCGCCGCGCCCCACGCCGAGGTCAGGCGCGACCAACCCTGGCCGAAGCGGCCGGATCCGGGCGGCACCATCATCCTGCACGACGGCGATCCGGGGGAACCGGAGGTGACCCTCTCGCCGCTGCTCTACACCTACACCCACGAGTTCGAGGTCGAGGTTCTGGGCCCGCCGGGCTCGACCAATCGGCACGAGCTGCTGGACCAGCTGCTGATCCCGATCGGCGACAGGATTGAAGCGGATCGAAGCCTTGGCGGCGTGGCCGAATGGGCCGAGGCGACCGCGCCGATGACCGACGACGTGACCTTGGAAAGCGCCGAACCGGCTCGGGCCGCGCAGCTCAGCATCATCGTCGTCTACTCGACGTCCAACCCGCTGACCTAATCGGCCCGAGCCGATTGCACCTGGCTGATCTCGTCCGGCCCCAGGCGGACAACCCCCTCATGATGGAGAACTGACATGGCACGCGCACGCGGCGCCAACGCCCGCATGGCCTTGGCGATTGAACAGACTTTCGGCTTCGCCCCAGCGGAGGGCTTTGGCCTCATGGCCTTCGTCTCGGCGTCGCTGGGCGAAGAGCAGCCGCTGATCGACGGCGAGTTGCGGGGCCGCGGGCGCGAGCCGAGCGAACCCGGCCGTGACGCGGTGACGAATACGGGCGACGCCGTCGTGCCGATGTGTGCGCGTCAGATCGGGGTGTGGCTGCGGTTGCTGCTGGGCGCGCCGACGAGCGCGGCGGGCAAGGCGGCGCGCGGCGCCATCACCTTCTCCGCCCAGCCGGCGAACAATGGGACCATCGGGGTCGGGGGCCAGACGTTCACCTTCGTCACCGGAACGCCGACGGCCAATCAGATCCAGATCGGCGCGACTTTGCCGGCGACGGTGGCGAACGCCGTGCGCGTCCTGAACGCCAGCGCGCAGGCCGGCGTCGCGGCCGCCAGCTATCGGCAGAACGACCGCGGCAACGCCATCATGATCCAGCACGACGCCCTGGGCGTGGCCGGCAATGCATTCGCGCTTGAGGCCAGCACCACGCCGGCTTCCAACGCGACGACCTCGGGCGCGACGCTGGCGGGCGGGGCTGCGTCCGGCGGCTATCGCCACACCTTCACCAGCGGCGCGGCCGTCCTGCCCTCGGCCTCGATCGAGATCCAGCACCCCGAGGTCCCGGCGTTCAGCATGAACTACGGCGTGAAGGCCAACACCCTGGGCGTTCAGATGCAGCGGGGCGGAAACCTGACGGCTACGCTGGGTCTGATCGCCCAGGGCGAAACCGTGGGCGCGGCGTCGGCGGCGGGCGCCGTGGCCGCAGAAATGGCGGTCGCACGGTTTTCGCAGTTCTCGGGATCGGTGTTGCGCCACGGCGTGCCGATCGCGGACCTGGTCAGCGGCCAGTTCAACCTGTCGAACGGGCTGGATCCCGTGCCCGCCATCCGCAGCGACGGTCGGGTCAGCGGGATCGATGAGGGCGCGCTGGCGCTGACCGGGCAGATCGGCGTGCGCTACAGCGGGCCCGAACTGCAGCTGCAGGCAGAGAACGGCGAAGCCAGCGACCTGGAATACATGTGGTCGCTGCCGGGTACGGACTTCTCGCTGCGGCTGGTGCTGCACCGGGTCTTCCTGCCCAAGGCGAAGCGGCCGGTCACGGGGCCGGGCGGGATTCAAGCGGACTATGGCTATCAGGCCGCCGTGGACCCGACGCTGGGCCGTGCGCTGACCGTCATCCTGGATAACGACGTGGCCGGTTCGCGCTACGGCGCAGCCTGAGCGGAGATCTGAACCCATGCTTCAGCTGAAAATCGCCGCCCAACCGGAATGGCTGGAACCGGCGCACGGCGTGCGCGTGTGCATGCTGCCGCCCTCAACGCCGGTCATCCTGGAGGCGCGGATTATCAGCGCCGGGTTGATGCGGGCTCAGGGCGTCGAGTGGAACGAGGAGGGCCTCAATCACCTGGGGCAGGGCCTGTTCGTCATGACGGCGGCTTATGTGGCCGCAGGCGCCGTGGAGTGGGAGGGCGTGGCCGACCTGGGCGGAGCGCTGACCAAGACGCTGACGCCGGAGCAGGTGATGGGCTTACTGGCGCAGCGGCCTGATATCTTCGACTTTTTCGATCAGGGGTATGCGGCCGAGGTCTACGCCCTGAGTGCAGAAAAAAACGGATCGTCTCCCTCGCCGAGTGGCAGTTCGGAGAGGGAGGCGGATCCTACTGCCGGGACAGCTGCCGACGACAATACTGCGGCGGAGACGGCGAGCCCTGTCCCTTCGACCGGCACGCCCCGCACACCCCGCAAGGGCGCCGAGTCTGGGACATCCTCGACGCCTGCGCCGGCCAGCTGAGGTCGAGCGGGTTCGGCGCCTTCGCCCTGGATTACGCGGCCGTCGTGGCCTTCGCCCAGCTGGGCGGCCCGATGGACGAGGCGACGCGATTGCTGATGTCCGAAGCGCTGCCTCTGGTCGAAGCGCAGATCGTCAAGAGCCTCCGCCGGGAGGATGATCAATGAGGACGCGGATCAGCATCGAGGCGGAGGGGCTAGCGGCCGAGATCGAGAAGGAGCTGGCCCGCGATGTCACCGCCAGCATTCGAGACGGGACGGAAGCCCTGAAGGGGCTGGTGCGCGGCGCGACGGAACAGGCGTTCAAGGGGAACCGACTGCCGAAGGCCTGGCGCAGCAGAGTCTATCCGCAGGGGCAGAACAGCGTCGATGCTGCAGGTGTGGTGGCGGTTCGGGGCAAGTCGGCCGAAATCGTCGAGACGGCCTTCAAGGCGACCGTTATTCGCGCCCGGGGCGGGCGCTGGCTGGCGATCCCAACGGAGGCGGCCGGCAAGTTCGGCCTGAAGCGCGGGGCCAACGGCATGGGGGCCACGGTCAATAAGCGCGGCGCGCGCGAGCGGATCACGCCCGGCGGCTTTGAGCGCCGGACCGGCATGAAGCTTCGGTTCGTCTATGAGGGCGGCAAGAAGGGAGGGCGTCGCGCCTTCCTGATCGCCGATCAAGCCATGCTGGGCGCGGGGCGTGTGGCCAAGCCCTATCAGTCCAAGGGGCGCGGCTCGAGGCTGTACGGCCCGGCCGGCCAGAGCATCGTGGTCTTCATCCTGGTTCCGCAGGTCACCACCCAGAAACGCATGGATCTCGACACGATCGCCGAACAGGCGGGGTCGAAGACGGCGGGCCTGATCGTCACGCATCGGAGTCGTTGATATGAGCGTCAAACAGGTCGCCATTCGCCTGAAGCCTGAGGGCGGCAAAGACGTCATCCGCGAGGCGGAGGGAGCCGAACGCGCGCTGGTGCGCATGAATGAGAAGGCGGCGGCCGGGTCAGACAAGGCCGCCGCCGCGGCCATGCGCGAGGTCGAGCGGTTGCGCGAGGTAGCCAAGGCCGCTGCGCAGGCGAACACGGCGATGCAGAACCGCATTGACCAAGCGACGGGCGTCAACGGCGGAACAAACGCCCGCGCTTCGACGGCGGCCCGCACCTTCATGGCCGCTGATGAGGCCTATGACCGGCGCGCGCGCGTGCTGCTGGAGACCTTGAACCCGCTGTGGGCGGCGCAGCAGAAGCTGAACCAGGAGCTGGCCGAGTACGACGCTCTGGCTAAGCGCGGGAAGATCTCGACGGAGCAGATGGCCCAGGCGCAGACCCTGGCCCGGCAGCGCTTCAATGAGACGACGGCGGCGCTGGACCGGCAGGGCAAGGGGCTGAGTCGCAACGTCATGGCGTCGCGCCTGAACCTGTCGCGGCAGGGGGCGGACGTGTTCACCACGGCGGCCATGGGCATGAACCCGGCCATGATCGCGATCCAGCAGGGGCCGCAGATTCTCGACGCCTGGTCGACCTCGGCCATCAAGCTGACGGGGCCGTTGACCATGCTGGTGGGCAGCGTCGGGCTGCTGGCCGGGGCGACGGCGGCTATGGCCGTGGCCTGGACGCAGGGGCAGGGGTCAGCCCTCGCCTATGAACGCGCGGCGAGCGGACTGGGGCGCACCGCACAGATGACGGCCGGCGAGCTGAAGGCCGCCGCCGAGGCGGGAGCAGAAGCTGGCGAAATCTCGCTGCGATCCGCTCGGGAAATGGCGACCGCCTACATTTCGACCGGCAAGATCGGCGCGGAAGTGATGAGCGGGCTTATCGCCATCACCAAGGACTATGCGGAGTTCGCCGGCACCGACGCCAAAGGCGCAACAGAGATGCTAGCGAAGTCGTTCGCTGAACCGGAGAAGGCTGCGCGCGAAATGACGCGTCAGTTCGGCCTTCTCGATCAGAAGACGCTTGAGCATATCGATAGCCTGGCGAAGCTGGGCGATCGAACGGCCGCGCAGAAGCTGTTGCTTGAGGCTCTGACCGGCGCCGTCGATGGCCATGCCGATCGGGTGACGGCTGTTTCCTCTGCCTGGGATGCGGCCGCACGGGCTGTGAGCAACTATTGGACGAAGCTCGGAGAGGCTCTCTACACCACGCCCGAAGAGCGAATCGGCAAGATCGAGGATGCGCTGCAGAACAGGCCTCTGCTGCTGCCAGGCGCTCGGCGCGGGCTGGAGCGCCAGTTGGACGATCTGCGCTTCCAGCAGGGTTACGACAACGCCAAGGAGGAGAACGACCGACGTGTAGCGGCGGCCAATCAGGCGGCGCAGGAGGCCAAGGATCGCGCCGACGCCGGCAAGAAGGATCGCGACAAGGCGGCGCGGGACGCGGAACGGGCGCGGCGGGAGGCGGAGCGGCAGGCGCGTGAACTGCTGCAGCGGGCGCGACGCGAAGAGGACGTCGAGGCCAACCTCTCGCTGCAGGAAGCCAAGGCGACCAACAATCTGGACCGTGTCCGCGACCTAGAGGCTGAAGCGCGCGTTCGGGCGCGCATCCGCCAGCTGGAAGACGACGGCGTGGCGGCGGCCCTGGCGAAGAGCCGCGCGATGCAGGAAGAGCAGCGTCTGCTTGAGGCCATGAAGGTCCAGAGGGACGAAGAGGGACTGAAGCTCCAACGGGACGCTGAGGCGCAGGTGATGCGGCTGCTGGGCGAAGAGCGGTTGCTGGAAAACCAGCGCAAGCGGATTGACCACGAGGATCGCATCTTGGCCTATCAGAAGGCCGGATATGACCTGGCTACGGCGACCAATATGGCCGAGGCGGATCGTAACCGGCTGGTCGAGGCCCGCTCCGTTGCGCTGAAACGCGCGATCGACGACGCGAAGACGGAACATCGTCTGAATCTGATGCGGTTGTCGGGCGATGAGGACGGCTATCGCCAGCTGAGCGTTGACGATCGCATCAAACGTCGGGCCCGCGAGATCGAGGGTCGCAACAAGCTTAATTATGGCGAGGGCGAAGACCAGGCGCGCAAGGAAATCAAGGAAGAGCTGGACGCGACGGCTCTGGGCGCACGGCGGGCGTGGATGCGCGACATGCTGTCGGATATTCGCAACGGCGGCATCGCTGAGGCCCTGGCCGGGCAGTTGGGGCGCGCCACGGACAAGTGGGCCGACAAGCTTGCCGACATGCTGGCCGGTCTGGACTGGGGCGGGGCCATGAGGGCGATGTTCGGCGGCGGCGGCGGCGGCGGGATGTCCGCGGCCTTGGGCGCGCTGTTCTCGCCCGCCGGTCATTCGGCCGGCACGGACTTCTCGGACGGCGGCTGGAAATGGGTGGGGGAGCGCGGGCCCGAGTTGCTGAACTTGCCGCGCGGTTCTCGCGTGCTGGAGCATAACCGGGCCCTGCAGGCGGCCGCCGGCAGCGGCGCCATGAATGTGAGCCTGGGCGGCCTGACCATCAAGAACTACGGCTCGGAGCCGATGACCGGCCGCCTGTCGAAGGCGCCCGGAGGCGGCATGGAGCTGGAGCTGGAACCGCTGTTCAAGAACGAGCTGGCGAAGGCGGGGCGGGACGGATCGCTGGCGCGATCCCTGAACGCCTCGCCGCGTCCGCGCCGCCGATAGGAGCATCATGAACCGGCTGACGAACGCGGGGGCGCTGGACGGGGCGAGCGGCTGGACGCGCTTTCCGGCGGCGCTAAGCCTGCAGACCGACGAAACGATGCGCGGCGCGCCCGGCCGCATTGTGCTGAAGGCATCGGGGACCTCGACCACGGCCGGACAGGCCTTCGGTATTGCGACGGCGGCCGGTGCGGCGGCGGACATCCGTAATGCGGCCCTGATCGAGGTGGAGGCGGCCGCCGCCGCCTTCATCAACGGCGCGGCTGCGACGCCGTTCGTACGCTTGCGATTTCTGGATGGGGCGGGCGAAACGCTGATGTCCTATGAACTGACTGTGCGACGGCCGGTGCTCGAGCGCTGGGGCGTCGCCCGGGAGGGGCTTCGCGACACCTATTTCACCGCCTGGGCGCGTCTGCCGCGTCCGCCTTCTGCGGTCGCCGCGATCCTGGAGGCGGGCGCCGTGGCGCAGAGTGCGGGGCAGCAGGTCGAGGCCGTGTTGCTGAAACCGATGGTGGCGGTCCCGCCCGCAGGCCTGTCTTACCGCCTTTTATGGTCGCCGGGACTGCACAGCGCGCCCGATCTTCAGCGCGCGGCCTGGCCCGGCTGGCTGCGCGAGATCGAGGTCGGCGCCACCTTCGAGCCCAAGGCCGGCCGCATAGAGTTCGACGCCGGGCCGGGCCGGCCAATGAGCCGTCCGATCGCCTCTGATCCCGCGCGCAAGCTGGCGGGGCGCATTCGCGGCGACGTGGTGCAGCGCGCCGCGCTGGAGGCGTTCGCTGCTGAAGCCAACGGGTTCTGGATGGTCGAGCCGGGCAGCGAGCGACTGTGCGTGGCGAGTTGGGCGGCTGACGGCGCGCCGCGCCTGTCCGAGACGCGGGGCGCGCTGCACCTGATGGACTTCACGCTGTGGCTGGAGACCGCCTGATGACGGAGGTGACTGAGGCGCTGATCGAGGGCGCCTTTCGTGGTGAGCCTGATGCGGTAGGGCAGCTGGTGACGATCTACAGCGATGCGCTGGATGACCCCATAGCGGTGACCGACTGGCCCGGGGGGCTGCGCTCGAACGGGGTCGATCACGCCTATTATCCGTTCCAGCTAAAATGGGCGGGGGCGAGCCAGGATAACCCGTTCGGACAAGGGCGGCTGACGATCGCCAATGTCGATCAGAGGATTGAGGAAGCCTGCGACGCCGCCCAGGAGCCGCCGCGGATCGACCTGTCCGTGGTCCGCGTGGCGGAGCCTGATGTGCTGGAGCGCGCTTTGCTGGACGCACGGGTTTCTGCGACAGAGGGCGACGAGACGAAGGCCACGGCGGTGGTCCAGCCGAGGGATTTCAACCAAGAACCCGCCTGCGCCGTCAGCTATACGCCAGCGACCGCCCCGGGCCAGTTCTGATGTCGGCGATGATCGTGCCGGACGACCTGGCGACGCGGGCGGCTGTTTTGATCGGCGCGCCGTTCCGGGCCAAGGGCGATACGCCTGAGGGATGGGATTGCCGAGGCCTGACCCGCTGGTGCCTGAGGACGTTCAGCGGGATAGAGGTTCCAGATTATCTGAATCTCTACGACGCGGCGATCGTATGCCCCGGCGGAGCGCGAGAGCGGGCTCGACTTCTGGCGCAAGGGCTGGCGGTCTGGCGCCCGGTCGAGCCCCAGTCGGGCGTCGTGGCCTGGCTGACGTGGATGGGGAAGCCCGGCCACGTCGGCTATATGCTGACGCCTCGCCTGGTGCTGCATGTTGATAGTCCTATGGGGACGACCCTGCTGGATCTGGACGCGCCGCGAAGTCGCTACGGTCTGAAGGCGGCGTTCGTGCCCGCCTTCGTTACGGACATCGTCAAGGCGCACTAGTCAAAGGCTTCGCCTTTTCGACCCGACGCCGAAGTTCTGGACTGCCAGCGGTCAGAGGCCCTCGCCTTTTCGACCAGACGCAGGCGAGCGCACGCCGTGCGCATCAATCCCCAACCTGAGAGGAGGAGGCGCCCGTGGCTGACGGCTCGCTGCCCATCGTCGTGAGTCCCGAGGCCTTTGGGCGAGGGAGCTTCGACCTGACTGTGGTCGAGGGCCTGACGGTGCGGGGGGCTCTTGTCGAAGCGGTCAAGGCGGGTCTTCCCGTCAATCTGCTGGACCGCACGGAGATCTACATCGATGGCGCGCGCCTGGCGCGCGAGGTTGCGCTCGATCGCGTTCTGAGGGCGGGCGAGCTGATCCATTTCGTGGTGGAGCCGCTGGGCGGCGGCGGGGGCGGGAAGGATGTCGGGCAGATCCTGGTCTCGCTGGCCGTTTTGGCCGTGTCGTCCTGGATCGGCGGTATGGCGCTGTTCGCCTCCAACCAGGCGATGCTGGTCGCAAAGCTGGTGGCGCGCACGGCGCTTCAGGTCGGTGTTCTGGTGGGCGGCGCGGCGCTGGTCTCGTCCATGGGGCAGCGCGATACGCCCGCGCGCGCCAACGACCGCTACGCCCTGCAGAACGCGTCGAACCAGTATCGCCAGTGGGGAACGATGCCCCTGGCTTTGGGCGAGGTGGTGGCGGCGCCGGATCTTGCGGTGAAGACCTTCACCCAGAGCGAAGGCGACGACGTTTGGCTGTACGGGATTCTGGGCGTCCACTACGGCCCGTGCGAAGTGTCCGAGGTTAAGATCGGGGACACCTTGGTCAGTACCATGGGCGCCGGCGACTTCCGGATGGTGCAGCACCTGGAGCCCGGGCCGCGCACCTTCCAGCTGTATCCGAACGACGTCGACCAGAAGGATTTTCAGGAAGAGCTGAAGGCGACGCCGGGCAGCGCGACGCCGCTGGTGCGGGCCGCGTCGTCCGACGGGAGCCGCTTCGGGTTTGATTTCTTCCTGCCCGCGGGCCTGCACTTTCAGAAGGACGACGGCCGGCTGATCGACGCGACGGTTTCTGTCGCGCTGCGCTATCGCCCGATCGACATGACGGGCGCCGCCACCGGGCCGTGGCAGAACGGGCCGGCCCTGTCGCGGCGCGCGCGTTCGAAGGATCCCATGCGCATCACCCACTGGGTAAGCCTGCCGCACGGTCGATATGAGTTTGATCTGACCCGGAACCGACCTGACGACGACAACGCCAAGCGCCAGGACCGGATTCTACTGACCGCCATCAAGGCGGTCGCCTTCCGCAAGCCGGTGACTGACGAGACCCTGTCCCTGATCGAGTTCGCCGTGCGCGCCTCGGCCATCAATCAGGGCGGATTGGCGCCGATCACCTGCCGCATCAAGCCCAAATGCCCGACTTGGACGGGCAACAGCTGGGGGCCGGCTGTAGCGACGTCGAATCCGGCCGCATTGGCGCGCTGGCTGCTGACCGGCCCCGCGCCCGCCAAACCCCTGCTGCCGGCCCAGGCGGATCTGCGCCTGCGGGCCTGGTCGGGCCTGTGCGAACAGTACGACTGGGATTGTCACGTCTATCTGACGGAATCCAAGACGCAGGCCGAAGTTCTGCAGATTCTGGAGCGCGCCGGGCGCGCCTGGCTGTTCTGGGATGGCGTTCAGGTCGCGGCCTCGCCCTGGGTCGAAAAGCCGGCGCCGCGTCAGTTGTTCACCGGAGCGAATCTGCGCGATCACCGCTGGGAGATCGCCTATCCAGACCCGGTTCACGCTCTTCGCGTCGAGTTCCTGAACCTTGAGAAGGGCGGCGAGGCCGACGAGTTGTTCGTCTATGCCGATGGTTATGGCGAGGTCGCGGACCCGGCGAATGGGATCAAGGCGGCCACGCTGGTCGAGGCCCTGCGTCTGGACGGTCAGGCGACGCCCAATCGCGCCTTTCGCGACGGGCGATGGGCCCTGGGGTCGCTGAAGCTGCAACGTCGGGTCGATACCTGGACGGCCGACATCGAGCATCTGGTGTCCCAGTACGGCGATCGCGTACGCCTGGCGTGGCGGCGGCCCGTTAACGGCGCGGAGGCGCGGGTGCGCTGCCGCCGCTGGAGCGCCGACGGCAGCGCGGTGATCGGCTTGCGGTTGACGCAGCCGGTAAGGATGGAGGCGGGGCAGGAATACGCCGCGGACCTAAGGACCAAGAACGGGCTGCACGTCTCTGTCCCCGTCGAAACCTTCGCCGGCGAAACCCGCGAGATTCGCTTCTCCGATCCGCGCAGCCCTGCGCTGTGCCCGCAGGCGGACGACCTGATCGCCTTTGGCGTGTCTGAGCGGGTCAGCGAAGATGTTGAGATCGTCGGTATCGAGCCTGGCGAGAACCTGACGGCCGTGATCACGGGGGTGCGTTATGTCGCGCCCTTGTTGATGGCCGGAGAGAGTGGGCCGGTCCCTTCGCTGCCCTCTCGTCTGTCGGGCGATCGCAACGCCAATCCACCGCGTCCGACACTGTTGGGCGTGCAGGAGGATGCGCACGGCGTGCGCGTCAGCTTCTCCCTGCCCACCTGGAGGGGGTCGCCTATCAGCGCCTTCACCGTTCGCTGGCGTGGCGTTTCGGTCGCCGGCGAAACCGCCAGTTGGGCGCCGCTCCCGCCTCTGGACGGCACAGCGCGCGAGTTGATGGCGCCGCCCCTACGCGAGGCCCCGATCGAGGGGGTCGAAGCCACGAAGGTCGAGTTCGAAATCACGGCGACGACGGTGGATGGGCGCGCGTCGAAGCCTCTCCAGGTGACGGTGGTCAAGCCGGTTCCCGGAGCGCCGCTCGCTTCTGTCTGGAGCGTGGACGCCAAGGGGCCGGACGCGAACGGCGTGTCGCAGCCGATCCTGATCGTGCGCGGCGTGATCACTGATCCCAATGTGGCGGCCGTGCGGATCGCCTGGGGCCTGTCCGTCGATGGTCCGTGGACGGAGGCCTATGAAGGCGCGCCGCTGACCAAGGCGCTGGAGATCGGCAACCTGACGCCGGGCGTCGAGCATTTCGTCGCTATCACACATCTGTCGGCGCAGGGCGTGCCCAGCCAGTTTCTGGTGATCGGGCCGCGCGTGCCGGGACAGTTGATTTCGGGCGGCGCCACCCATCTGAACGGCGAGCCGGTTCAGGTCATCCTCGACAGGCTGACGGACACGGCGACGCTGGCGGATCAGACGTCGGCCGAGGTCCAGTCCATTCGCGACATGTACGGCGACACGGCCGATGCGGCGACCTCGGCGCTTAAGGCGGCGGCTCATGAGGCGGCCGCCAATCAGGCCAAGGCGGAGGCCATCCTTGCAGCGGAAGCGTCCGATCGGCGCGCCGAGGCTGCGGACGCTGCGAGGCTGGAGGCTCAGCAGGCGCGGGCAGGCGCGGTTTCTGCACGCAATGACAGCGTAGCGGCGGCTGGCGCCTCGGGCGATGCAGCGGCCATTGCGGCCGAGGAGC